GTGTAAAGGCCCGGCGCTTCACGGACTCATATAGATGAGTCAGGTTATTGGCTTGTGAGCCAATAAGTCTGAAGCACTTCAGGAGTGCACCGTCCCCATCTAAGGGGTCGTTGTACCGAATGGGTCGAATAGTCATCGCTTTGGTTTCAAAGCGATGTAGTTCTCGATTCCATCGATGGACTGTCCGAGCATTGCTGTAGCTCAGCCAGCCCAATCCTGATGAGTTTATACCGACAAAAGGTAAGGTGACCTTGGTCAATGACTCGACCGCGTTCCTTACTTTCTGGGCTGCATACCACAACCTTTTCTATAGAATTGGTTTGCCATAGCTACCCACGATACAAACTCAATATGAGACCGGCGATTTGCTGGACTCACACGGCGGCAGTAGACGGGTGTTATGTCTACTCCATCGTATGCGTCCATCCCACAAGACTCTCTGAACTTCCCAGTCCAGAAAGACTTGTTTCTGTTGATCTTGAACCCGAATCGGGTCAAGTCATCGCAAATCGCAGGTGCCTCGTCTGCGGGGACGATGATATCGTCTCCATAGACGTAAACAAGACGGCTGCACTCTCGTACATTCCGTCCTGTGACGGGAAGTTGAGCTCTTTGCAGTCTCGACGCAACAATGGCACAAAAGAATGCCAAAGCTTCCATCGGGAAGCACAGGGCTGAACCCATCGAAGCAAACTTGTTCAAAGTGACCGTCTGGCCACTAGGAACTTTTGCTCTCGTACTCCTGCAAGCGAAGACCATATTCGAGAGAATAGGGCTAACGCGAAGCATTCGACGTACGAGCTCGTGGTGCACTCTGTCACTCGCTTCGCTAAGGTCAATGGTCGCAAGGCGTCCATTTTCCGAAGCAGAGAGAGCTAGTAACTGGTTAACCGTTTGGTGTGTGAAATTCACACGTCCTCCGGTATATCCTCCACTTTCTATTAGAGGAACCAGAAACTTAAGCAAGGACTGTTGTGTATATTGCATACACACCGGTTCAATTGCAATGACACGGGGCGACTTCAGAGTCTTAGGAACGAAAACCACCCTTACAGGTGCTTCGTCCTCAGGTTCGACGAACTCAACAGCGTCCAAGGGAGAATTCTCTTCACCATGGTTTCGGAGCG